ACACAAAGTATACGTAACTTATGTTAAAATACTAATATAGCAACGGTATATAAAAAAGGATTAACTCATCTCCGATCTAGTGGGTTAGTCCTTTTTTATTGCAAAAATATAACTGTACATTGAAAAATAAATAAAACTTGTAATAGTTTGTCTCCATCCTTATAAAAGGAGGTGATAAATTATAATGATGATACTTTCTAATGAATATATTGACAGATCAGATTTAAAAGTACCTGCTAACCCAATACCACATAGCAGCTATAAAAGGTTTAAGTATAAACTTGAGGAAAATAGTAAAGTTTATGCTGAAAGAAATATGATGTTATTTTTAATAGGAATAGGTACAGGATATAGAAATCAAGATATAGTCGATTTGACCATAGGAGATATAAGGGAAGCTTTACAAAATGGAAGTTTCTTAATACAAGAGAAAAAGCAATATAATTCATGGTTAAAACATATTAAAGACAATCCTAATTCAAAAAGGAAAAAACCTAATAAAAGGTGTGCAGAAATAGAGCCTAGATCAGAACTAGAAAAAGCTTTGAAAGTTTATGTAAAAGGTAAAAAAAATAGTGAGTATGCATTTCCTTCTAATAGGGAATATGGTTATATAACTGCAAAGTCTTTTAGTAGGATTTTAAAGAGTATAGGTGAGGAATTGGGATTAGAAAACATATCTGGACATAGTTTAAGAAAAACTTATGCTACATGGTTATATGAAATGACAAATGATATAGTATTTGTAAGTAAACAGTTAGGACATAAAAGTCCAGAAACAACTATGAAATATATAGGTTTAGATAAACAAGATAAAAAGAGAGCAGCTGGAATAATATCTAGTATGCTCTAATTTTTTTTAATACTGATATGTTCCAAAAAATAACACTGTAGCAACTATAATAAAATAGAAAAATAACTTCTATTATATAGGCCAAAAAAAGCCTAGTTAAAAGTATGTGTAATCTATAGGGTTATGGAGCATATGCATAAATTTTAAGAGGTTAGCTCAAATATAGTAAAATCAATGGGTGAAGCTTAAAAATAGGCATATAGAAAAGAAAGCCAAAAATGAAAAAATAAAAAGTACTTCAAATATTCAAGAAACAATTCTAAAATAAAGAAATATCAATAGTTTCAGAAGTTTTAATTAAAAAGTACTCCAAATTATAAAAAATGTATAAAGGAGCGTTAAACATATGAAGTTTGAAGAAGTATTACCGTTATTAAAGAACGGTGAAAAGGCCTTTAGATTAGGTTGGAATGGAAAAGGAATGTTTGTAGTTAGACAGAAAGGTTATCCAGAAGGAATACCTTGTAATAAACAAACAGCTGAAGCGTGGAATATGAAAGAAGGAGATTTATTTAAAGTAGCTCCATACTTACAAATAAAAAATGCTAATGGAATTCATGCTATGTGGGTACCGAGTATAGGCGATATTTTTGCAGATGATTGGGAGATAATTAGATAAATTTAATTAATTACAAATACATGATTTTTAGAGAAAATAATAGTTTTTAGTTTACTACAACTAAACTTTTAGCAAAAAACGGCAATTTTAAGGCGAATTTAAAGGACTTGAAAATTAAAGGAACGCTAAAGACATTGAAAATACTAGATAGTTAGATAACTATGCCGAAAATGTGTATTTAAGGAATAGTTAAAATGAAATAAATATTATAATAATAAAGTTTCTTATTATGGTATTTTTTGATATTATTGTATATAATAATAGATATAAAAAAGGAACTCAGTCTATTGTCCTTAGAGTGATGTTTCCTAATAGTTATTTGAAACGTTTGAACTTGATTTTTATATCAAGTTCCATACCACTCTTAGTTGGCAGACTAGAGTGGTTTTTTATTTTATCATTTATGTAATTAGTTGATAACCCAGAAAGGATACCAACTAAATAACTTAATATAATATTTAAAATATCCATACTTACACCTCCTTCCATAAAAGAAGTAGGGATTTATCTGTATGGAAATACCACTCTATAGACTGAGTTCCTATGAAAAAATTATACCATAAAATAGAAAAAAAAATAGGGTACTTTTATAGTACTTTTATAGTACTTTTATGGTATCTTTATTGTCATTTTATTGGTACTTTTATGGTATTTTTTTAAAACTATAATAATATTCTAACAGACAAAGTTAAAAAACTGAGTCTATTTTTTTATAGAATTCTTTTAAAAATGGAGCGTGTTGAAATGGCTAGAGCAAGAAATCCAAATAGAGATAAAGCATTAGAAATATATATTCAAAATAAAGGTAATATAAAAATATCTGAACTTGCAGATCTTCTAAATGAAAACCCAAAAACAATCAGTAGTTGGAAAAGTAAAGATAACTGGACCGATAAATTACCCAGAGTAGGAGCCCCGAAAGGAAATAAAAATGCCAAAGGTTCTAAAGGAAATAAAAATGCTAAGGGAGCACCGAAAGGGAATTTAAATAACTATAAACATGGCCGATATATGTCAAATGAGCGTGTCCTGGCAACTGTAAAGGATACTTTAAATAAACGTATGAGTTTAACATTTGAAAAGACTAAAGAAGATTCTAATTTAGAAAGATTAAGTAGGCATATTATATATTTAGATGTAAAACTAACAGAAGCATATAATTATATGGATCCTACAGACGGAGAAGCATTGGCTTATATATCTAAATTAAATGATTCATTGGTTAAAGCTATAAAAGAATATGAACGCTGGGAGTTAAATGTTGAAGAACAAACTGCAAGGATAAAGAAAATTAATCAAGACATTGCTTATTCAAAGGCTAGAACATCTATTGAAAAATCTAAGCTAGTAAATAATGAAAAGAGCAAAGAAGATAAGATAGATGAATACTTTGCAAAACTGGAAGAAGGTATAACCAATGCTAAGTGATTTATACCATGATAAGCAATTAGAAGTTTTAAACTTTGCTATGACTAATGATTATTTTATGCTAATTAATCATGGAGCAAAGAGAACAGGAAAAACAATACTAGATAATGACTTATTCTTATATGAACTAAGAAGAGTTAGAAAGATAGCAGATAAATTAAATATACCTTTACCTCAGTACATATTAGCTGGTGCCGATTTAGGAGCAGTCCAAAGAAACGTATTAAATGAATTAACCAATAAGTATGATATAGAGTTTAAATTTGATAAACATAATAGGTTTATATTGTTTGGTGTTCAAGTATGTTGTTTCGGACATTCTAAAATAAATGATTTAGGCCGAATAAGGGGTATGACTTCTTTTGGAGCATACATCAATGAAGGTACTATGGCAAATGAAACAGTATTCAATGAAATAAAGGCTAGATGCTCAGGTGAAGGTGCGAGAATATTAATAGATACAAACCCAGATCAACCAGAACATTGGTTGAAGGTTAACTTCATAGATAAAGCAGATGGCAAAATAATACAAGCGTATCATTATGAATTAGATGATAATACATTTTTAAGTGATAGATATAGAAATAATGTTAAAGGTTCAACACCTTCTGGGATGTTCTATGATCGAGATATAAAGGGGTTATGGGTATCAGCAGAAGGAATAGTATATAAAGACTTTAGAAAAGATATACATTACATATCAGAGAAACAGTTAAAAGATGTTAAGTTTGTAAAATACTTTGCAGGAGTCGACTGGGGGTATGAGCATTATGGTTCTATAGTTGTTATAGGAAAAGATAGTAATAACAATTTATATTTACTAGAAGAATATGCCCGACAATATGAGGAAATTGATTATTGGGTAGGTATAGCTAAATCAATAAAAGATAAATATGGGAATATAGTATTTTATTGTGATAGTGCCAGACCAGAACACGTAAAAAGATTTAAGAGGGAAGGTATTAAAGCAAAAAATGCAGATAAGGCCGTATTAAGTGGAATAGAAGTTGTTGCTAAAGGATTTAAAACAAATACACTTAAAGTTGTTGTAGAAAATGTAGAACTATTTAAAAAAGAAATTTTTATGTATGCATGGAATAAAACAACAGGTGAACCTATAAAAGTATGGGATGACGTGTTAGATGCATTAAGGTATGCACTATATACAGAAGGTAAAGAAAGTGGCTTAAGGATTTTTAAATAATTAAAGTAAAATAAGCAAAAATGCTTTTGAAACTTTAAAAAATAAAGTTCGGTGTAATTTTTTTAACAAAATAAGATTAATTTTATAAAAAAGTAAAACTTTAAAAAATAAAGTTTAGATTTAACTTTTATGAACACGTTGAAAATGCTAAGAAAAAGTTAACTATACCCAAAACGTCTATTTAGGGAATAGTTGATTTTTTAAAGATTGGAGGTGTTAAATTGAAGATAGAAGAGATTATAAAAATCATAAAAAATGATATACCTCGAAGAGAAGAAATATTAAAAGCAAAAAAATATTATGCTAACAAAAATGATATATTGGAAAATGGAGTATCAAAAAATGATAAGACAGATCCACTAAGAAATGCAGATAATAGAATTAGTCATAACTTCCACCAGCTTATGGTTGATGAAAAAGCATCGTATTTATTTACATATCCTGTATTATTTGATTTAGGAAATGATGAGCTTAACAAGAAATTAAATAAAATGCTAGGGGATGACTTTGAAAGTACTTGTAAGGATTTATGTATTGAAGTTAGTAATGCATCTAATGCTTTTATATATTACTGTTGTAATGAAAGTCTAGACTTTGAATATTATATGGTCCCAACAGAAGATGTTATAGTTAAATATGCAGATAATAGAAAAAGTAAAATAGCTGCAGTATATAGATACTATGAAACGGTTGAGAATAATAAAAATATAGTTGTATTTGAGTATTGGACAGATTGCAAATTAGAAAAATATTATCTATTAGGGACTTTAAACTCAATAGAAGGAGAATTTTATAAACCGGCTGACTTAATAGGGCACAAGTTTGGAGAAGTTCCTTTTATAGAGTTTAGAAATAATAATAGATTTCAAAGTGATTTAGATAAGTATAAAAACTTAATAGATATATACGATAAAGTTTCTAGTGGCTATGCAAATGATTTAGAAGATATACAACAAGTTATATATATACTTGAAAATTACGGTGGAGAAGATTTAAAAGAATTCTTAGGAGATTTAAAAAGATATAAAGCAGTTAAAACAGAGAGTGATTCTGTTGGTGGTTCTGGTAGTGTTAAAACATTACAAATAGAAATACCTGTAGAAGCAAGAACTAAGTTATTAGATATATTAAAAAAACAAATATACGAGAGTGGTCAAGGACTTCAACAAGATACCGAAAGCGTTGGTAATGCTAGTGGTGTTGCGTTGAAGTTTTTTTATAGGAAATTAGAACTTAAAGCAGGTTTAATTGAAACTGAATTTAAAAAAAGTTTTAATAGATTAATAAAAGTTATACTTAAGTATTTAAATATTAACTCAGATATAAACATACATCAAACTTATACTAGAAATATGATTTCTAATGACCTAGAAAATGCACAAATAGCACAAATAAGTGTTGGCGTAATTCCTAAGAAGGTAATTATTAAAAATCATCCTTGGGTTGAAAATCCAGAAGAAGCGTATAAAATGCTGGAGGAAGAAGAAGGAGACGTAGATCCATACGAAAACAGACAAAGTGAGATTGACGTAGATGAGCAATAACTATTGGCTAAAAAGGGAGCAACAAAGGTTAAATAATATAGATAGTATAGTTGATGAACATATAAATAGCTTAGAAAGTTTAATAGTAAAGTCAGCAGATAATTTAGATAAAGAAATTTTTAAATTATATGTTAAGTATGCAGATGATAACAATATGAGTTATCAATCTACCCTGGACTATTTAACAGATGATGATAGAAAAGAGTTTCAAAAGGACCTTAAGTATTATATAGATTCTTATAAAAATAAAGAAAATGCCTTAGTATATAGAAGTGAGTTACAAGCACTATCAACAAGAGCAAGAGTTAAAAGGTTAGAAAAGCTTAAAGCAGCATTATTAGTAGAAGCAGGGAGACTCCATGAGTATTTAATGACTGATACAAAAGATATGCTATCATCAATCTATGAAGAAAGTTATTTACATAAAATGTATTCTATAGATCAAGCAGGATTCGGAGTTAGGTTTGATTTACCACCAGTAGGGATTATAAATGAATTATTAAACTATCCTTGGTCAGGTAAAAACTATAGTTCTAAAGTATGGGATAAAACAAATAACTTTACTGAAAAAGTAGGAGAGGTTATGACTCAAGGTTTAGTGCAAGGTAAACCTATAGATTCTATAGTTAAAGACATGAGAAACTCCATAGTAGGTAAAAAAGGTAAAGGTGGAAGGATATACGACTATAAACGTCTAGTAAGAACAGAAGCAGCATTTATAGCAGAACAGGCTACAATTAGAAGTTATAATGATGCTAACGTTGAAAAGTATGAGTATTTAGCGACCTTAGATTTAAGAACATCAGTTATATGTCAAAGATTAGATGGTAAGAAATTTCTAGTTAAAGATGCTAAAACAATGGTTAATTATCCACCCATGCACGCTTTTTGTAGAAGTACAACTATACCAGTTATAGAATGGGATGGAGAAGAAGATCAATCAGAAGAAAGAATAGCAAGGGACCCGATAACAGGTAAAAACTATTATACTAAAGATACTTCTTATGATGATTGGAAAGACAGTGTATATAGTAAATATGGAAAAGAAGTAGATATAGAACAAGCTAAAATAAAAAATAAATCTAATGATATATTACAGTATAAAAGATATAAAAAAGAACTCAAAGATTTAGTACCGAAAGACTTTGAAATGTTCCAGAATTTAAAGTATAATAATAAAGAAGAATGGAATAAATTAGCATATCGTTATAAATTAGAAACAGTATATAATTTAGATAGATTAAAAAATACTGAAAACTTTGCTAGTAAAAATGCAATTAAACATATTCTTGAAGGTGAAATTAACAAAAGAGGTAAAGCCGTTGGTTTCCACTTAGAGAATTTACCGACTGCAAAGGGTAAAATAATAGGTCAAAAGACACCAGAAGATAAAAATGGAATTTATAGAGCTAAAGTTGAAGTTGATGGAGTTGTTAAAATTGCTAAATCAACATTTTTCCCAACGGATATGACACCTCAACAAATTGTAAATGCAATTAATGAGGCCTATACTTCAAGAGAACCATACTATAATTCGATGTTAAAAGGTAAAACAAGTTATGGTTTTGAAATTGGTATGTATTTAAATGAAAACAATAAAATAAGTACAGCATTTCCAATACAACAAAGAGGTGATTAAAATGAATTATGAGTTTATTACTGGTAGAATTCATAATAGGGATAGTCTTGGTATGGATTTTAAAGGTAAGTATAGAATGTTATCAAATATATTTAATGAAATAGTTTTAGACTATGATAATAAAAATGATTGGTTAGAAGCAATAGAAGATTCAGTAAAAGGTAATTCACAAAATCATGACTTTGGAGTTCCTGGATTTGGAGCAGAAGTTGAAAAAGAAAAAACTGTGATATACTGTGATTTTACAGATGAAGAATTAGAAATAACAACTAATCAATTTAGAAAAATATCAGAAATATGGTTTGATGTTCTAGAAGAGTTTAAAAAGACAGGAAATATAAAAATAAAAGAAGGAATAATAGAGTAGGCACTTATTTAAATAGGTGTTTTTTTTATTTTACTTAAGTAAGGTAGTAAATTTAAAGTATAAGCAATGCTAATATAGAATTAATATTACTTATACTTTAAAATCTTATGTAAATGTAGATACTTTAAAATCCTAAGTTTTCATCAAGATATAAATCACTTGCAGAAGAAAACATCTCATTCCAAGTTGAAAATTTAGTTGTATTAGCAATATGAACATCTAATTCATCTTCAGGTAGAGATTCAAAATCTTCTTGAGAGTTAACGATAAAATTTCCTGATTTAAGCAACTCATCAATAGATGTAAAATTAGTGTTATCTTTCATGAATGAATAAGTAAAAAGCTCATCCAAAGATATAGATTGTTTATTTGCTAATTGTTCAGCAGATTGCTGCATTTGATCAAGAGAATCCATAAATTCATCTAAACCATCTATTTCAATACTCAAATTAATACACCTCCTTTTGTATTAATTATACCAAAAAAAGACAAATAGGAATATTTTTTAGCACGAAGCCTTAGGAATAAGGCTTATTTTTATGCTCTTTTTTAGCATTTGTAGAGGGTAAAGAACAAAGAGTTACTATAAATAAAATAAAGAAAGGATTTGTATTATGGACTGGTTGATTGAAATTTTAAGTAAGGCAGAAATAAAAGATAACAAACTAGATATTGATAGTGTTATCAAAAATGTAAATGAAGAAGTTCCGAAATACTTTATATCTAAATCAGAGCATGACAATGTTAAAAACAAACTAGAAACTGCTGAGAAAACTATAAAATCATTTGAAGGTAATATGTCAAAAGAAGATATAGAAACTCTAAAAAAGGACCATAAAAAGCAATTAGAGGATTTAGAAACTAAGTATAAAACAGAAATGCATCAAAAAGAGTTTAATTATGAATTAGATAAAGTTTTAAGCAATTCTAACTGCAAAGATATAAATGACATAAAAGCATTGTTAAAAATGGAGGATATAACATATGAGGAAGGAAAAATAAATGGCTTAGAAGGGCAAATAAAAGGCCTTCAAGAAACGAAGTCTTATTTATTTAAAGAGTCTAACGAAAATACAGACTCTAAAAATCCATACTATCAAATTATAGGTGGTAGTGGATCTCCTACAGATGAAAACTCTTTAACAAATCAAATTGCAGATGCAATAAAAGGAAATATATAAATTACAAATTGAAAGGAAGTATATAATATGTCAAATATGATAAAATACGCAACAATATTTCAAAATGAACTAGATAAAGCAGCAACTCAAGAAATGTTAACAGGCTGGATGGATGGAAACTCAGGTAAGGTTAAATATAATGGAGGTAAGGAAGTAAAGATACCTCAGTTAAGTGTAGATGGATTAGCAGACTATGACAGAACAGGTGGCACAGGCTATAAAAAAGGTTCTATAAATTTTGAATATAAGACAAAAGAAATGACTCAAGATAGAGGAAGAAACTTTACTATAGATGCTAATGATGTAGATGAGACAGGATTTGTTTTAACTGCTGGAAATATAATGGGAGAGTTTCAAAGAACTCAAGTTGTACCAGAAATAGATGCATATAGATTATCAAACTTAGCAGCTACGGCTATGGGAGTTGAAGGAGATAAAAACGTTGAATATTCATATACGCCAGCATCTAAAACTATAATAGAAAAAATAAAAACAGGTATAAAAACTATAAGAAACAACGGTTATAACGGAGAATTAATGATACATATAACTTATGATGCATTAACAGAAGTTGAAATAGCAGCATTAGGTAAATTATCAAGTGTTACATTTAATCAAGGTGGTATAGATACAGAAGTTCCTGCAATAGATAAATGTCCTTTAATACCTACACCTCAAAATAGAATGTACTCAAAAATAAAATTGTATGATGGAGTAACTAGTGGGCAAGAAAAAGGAGGATACATTAAGGATGAAAAAGGTATAGAATGTAACTTTATAATAGTACCTAGAGATGTGCCTGTAGCCGTAACAAAACAAGATTTAATGAGAATATTTGACCCTCAAACTAATCAAAGTGCAAATGCTTGGTCAATGGATTACAGAAGATACCATGATATGTGGGTTCTAGAAAATAAAGCTAATTCAGTTTATGCAAACTTCAAAGATAAAAAACCTACTGAGTAGAAGGTGCTCTTATGATAGATGCAGTTAAAACATTAGTTAAAGCTAAACTTGACTTTAATAAAATAGAAATACCAGATAATATTATAGATTTAGTCATTGAAGAAGCTAATGAGAATATTAAAAGGTATTGTAATTTAGATGAAGTTCCTAAAGAGCTTAAATTTATATTAGTTAGTATGTCTTTTGATATACTAACTAAACAATATGTTAAAAATGATGATGAAGTAGTTGAAAGTATACAACAAGGAGATACAAAAATATCTTTTAAAAACCCTAGTGAACCTGTTAACTCTAAGAATATATTAAATCAATATGTTAAGGATCTAAATAAGTTTAGGAGGCTTAAGAAATGAAGCTAAGTAAATTCTCAAAGTATTTAGATATTCTATATACTGATAAAATGTGTATAACAAGATATACAGAAGTAGAAAGTGAAGATGGAAGCACAGAAGAAATATTAGATCCAGACCCTTTATTAAAAGATATACCTTGTAGGATTTCAAAAGTTAAACTTGATGAGCATAAACTTAATATAGAAGATGTAAATAAGCAAAATATTAAATTAAAAGTATTTTGTTCTCTAGATATTGAAGTTAAAAAAGGTGATTCTTTAACTATAGAAAGGGTTATAGATGAAAAAGTTGTTGATACAATAAAAGCTATAGCAGGAGAACCTATGAAATACGATATAAGTCAAGAAATACTATTAATTGAAGATGGGGAAGCTTAATGAGGGTAGATCTTAGCGAATTTGAGAACTATGTTAAAAGCTTTCAAAAAGCATCTATTGAATTTAATAAGTTTATATTTGATTTCTTAACAAAAACGGCTTTAGATGCCTTAGCTAAAACTAAAAGGAGAACTCCTGTTGATTCTGGAGAATTAAGAAGAAACTGGGAAGTTACTAGAGTTATGAGAGAGGGAGAAAATCTAGTAGTTTATTTATGTAATAATAAAGACTATGCTAGTTATGTTGAAAATGGACACACTACAAGAGATAGAGCAGGATGGGTAGAAGGTTATTATATGGCCACAGTTTCAATTGAAGAAGTTGAAAGAAATATTCCTAAAAGATATGATAGAGAATTTATGAAATTTATGCTTAGTTTAGGAGCTAGTTAAATGATTGAAATAAAATCTAGTACGATAGTAAGTTCGATTACAAGAAAGTTAAAAGATAATTTTAATGATGTTCAAATATATAAAGATAAGAAGTTACAAGGTTTAAAGAAACCTTGTTTTTTTGTCTTTAATTTAAGTTCATCACAAAGTAAGGCTACAAAAGACATATTTAATAGAGAACATCTTATAAATGTAAGATTTCACAGTGACTATAATAGACCAGAAATAGATGAGGTTGCATTTAAATTATTAGATATATTAAGCGAAATAAAAAATGATGAGCTTATTTTAAGACCAATAAGAGAAATAAAATATGAAATTCAAGAGGATGTATTACAGATGTTTATCCCTTATAAAATAAGAGTATTTAAATCAACTGATAATAGCATTAACATGAATGAAGTAAATATAAATGGAGGTGTTAAATAATGGCTGGAGGTACTTTCATAAGTCAAAATAAAATAAGACCAGGAGCATACATCAATTTTAAAAGTGTAGCTAAACCTTCTGGCAAGGTTGGAATAAGAGGTATATCTACTATACCTTTACCTCTTGGATGGGGTCCAGCAAATAAATTAATAGAGATAAATAGTTCTGATTTATCAGATGGTAAAATATTAGATAAACTAGGATACTACGGATATGAAAATGAAGTTGTAGCAATAAAAGAATGTCTAAAAAATAGCTATAAATGTATAACGTTTAGATTGGATTCTAATGGTAAGAAAGCAACTGCTACTATATCACCTTTAAGTGTTGTTGCGAAATATCCTGGAACAGTAGGAAATAGGATATCTATAATTATAAAAGAATTATCTAGTGAGAAATTTGAAGTCACTACACTTTTAGATACAAAAACAGTTGATACTCAAATTGCTACAAATGTTGAAGATTTAGTAAATAATGAATGGGTAGAATTTGCAGGAGAAGGAAAGTTAGTGGCTAACGCTGGAATTAAACTAACAGAAGGTGCAAATGGTACTGTAGCTAATGAAAACTATTCAAAGTATATAGAACTTATTAGAAATAAGTCATTTAATACTATGGGAGTTTATACAACAGAGAGTGCAATAAAAGAAAAGGTAACATCTTTTATAAAGCAATGCAGAGAAGATAAAGGGAAAAAAGTACAATGTGTTTTAAATGACTATTCAGATGCTAATTACGAAGGTGTTATATCTGTAGATCAAGGATATATAACAAAAGATGAAGTTATAGACGTAAATGGATTTGTTGGGTATGTAGCTGGATTAACTGCAGGTGCAGCTTTAAATCAATCAAATACATATAGTGTTATTACAGGAGCTATTGCAGTTATAAACCCTAAAACAGATGAAGAAATAAAAGAAGGTATTAATAAAGGTAAATTTATAATTAGTTTTAGACAAGATGAAAAAGTTGTAGTTGAAACTGATATAAATACCTATACTAATTTTTCTGCAATTAAAGCTAAAGACTTTTGTAAAAATAGAGTAATTAGAACCTTAGACGATATAAATAACTCTATAAAAAATATGTTTGAACAAACTTATTTAGGTAAGGTCAATAATAACGATCATGGAAGAACATCTTTTAAATCAGATATTATATCTTATTTCAAAGAGTTAAATAAATTAGGTGCTATAGATGATTTTAAAAATGAAGATATAGTAGTGTCAGCAGGAAATGATATAGATTCTGTTTTAGTTGAAGTGGGTGTAAAGCCTATTGATGCAATGGAAAAATTATATATGACCGTTTCAGTAGGATAGGAGGAATTTAAATGACATACTTAAAGGCTAATGATACAATTTGTGGTAAAGAAGGAATTGCACAAATAAATATAAATGGAGAAATTCATAAATTATTTAATATAAAATCCCTTGAAGCCACTATGGAAAAAAATAAATCAGAAATACAAGTTATAGGAGCAAGAGCAACTCAGCATAAAACTGTTGGCTGGAGTGGTTCTGGAGAAATGACAGTTCATTATGTAAGTTCGGTATTTAGAAAATTAGCAGTAGAATATATTAAAACAGGTAAAGATGTATACTTTGATATGATAGTTACAAACGAAGATCCAACAAGTTCAGCAGGAAAACAAACAACTGCATTATATAATTGTAATATAGATTCAACTGTATTAGCTAAACTTGATATTGACGATGATTCATTAGAAGAGGACATGGACTTTACTTTTGATGATGCTGAAATATTAGAAGAATTTAAAGAATTATCTTATTTAAAATAAAAATAAAAAAATATATTAGAAAAATAAAAGCTAACTTAGTTATTAAGTTGGCTTTTTCTATACAAAAAATAATTTAAGAAAGAAGGAATATAATATGTCAAAATTAATAGATTTTTTAGTGAGTAACCCAATAGAGAATTTAACAGAGGAAATAATAATCTCAGATAGATTTAAAGTAGGTGAAGAAATATTAAAGTTCAAAATAAAAGCAGTATCTCCAGATGAATTTTCAGATTTACAAAAACAATGCACTAAGGTTGGTAAGAAGGGAAAAGTTAACTTTGATAGCAAAATGTTTAATGACCAACTTATTATAAACTATACTGTAGAACCTAATTTTAGAGATGCAGAAGCAATAAAAAAAGCTGGATGTATGACTCCAGAACAATTTGTAAATAAAGTTTTATTAGCAGGAGAAGTTGCCACTTTAGTTGAGGAAATAAGCACATTATCTGGATTTGATAAAGATTTAGATTCACTTAGAGAAGATGCAAAAAACTAATTAAAGAGGGGGATGGGGAAACTATGTATGCATATTATTGCCTACATAAGTTTCATTGGCCACCAGGCCAATTTGCAAATCTTCCTCTTAGAGAAAAAGCCTTAGTCATTGAAATGATTGATGAAAGACTTAAAGAAGAAAAGAAATCTCAATCAAAGATTAAGGGAAAAAGGAGGTAACATCTATGGCAACTATAAGAAATTCAATTATTATGCAAGATAGAGTTACACCTGTTTTAAATAAAATGAATAGAGCTATGCAAGCTACATTAAATGCTATGAAGCAAGTTAATGCATCTTCAAATAGTGATGTAGGAGCGAGAGAATTTCAACGTGCTGAAAATGCAATAAGAGAAGCAGACAATGCTTTAAAAAGGTATCAAAATAACATGAGAAGGACCAGTCAAGAAACGTCATCACTTGGGAATGCTACTAGCAAATTAAAAAGTGGTGGGGGTGGGGGCTTTATTAATGCCTACGCAGCCGTTGGTTTAGCACAACAAGGAGCACAACTTGCAGGCAATGCCACAGACTATCTAGATAGTATGTCTTTAATGCAAGCTCGTGTAAAAATGATTAACGATGGAATGCAAACTACTAATGAATTACAAGATAAAATACTAGCTAGTGCAAATAGATCTAGATCTAGTTATAAAGATACTACTGCTGCAGTTACTAAATTGAATATGCTTGCAGCAGACCAATTTAAATCCAATGATGAAGCAATTGGATTTGTTGAAACATTAAATAAAATGTTTGCCGTTTCAGGTACAGGTGCTCAAGAGTCTACTGCTGCAATGTACCAGTTAACTCAAGCAATGGGATCTGGTAAACTTCAAGGAGATGAATTCCGATCGATAATGGAAAATGCTCCTATGCTTGCAGATGCAATTGCTAAATCTATGGGTAAGTCAAAAGCTGAGCTTAAAGACCTTTCATCAGATGGAGCTATAACTGCAGATATAATTAAAAAAGCTATGACAGAAGCCACCGATGATATAAATAAAAAGTTTGACAGTCTTCCTATGACATTTGGCCAGAAAATGACTGTATTACAAAATAATTTCATGCACACTATGCAGCCAGTTGCAGCACGATTTAGTCAATGGCTTAATAGTTCTAGTAGCACTGACTTTTTTGATACTATATCAAACGCTCTGGTGACTCTTGCAACTGTAGGAGTTTATGCTATAGAAGCAATTAGTAATGCAGTAGCTTGGTTAAAACAACATTTTCAACTTATTGAACCTCTAATAATTGGTGTTGGGGCAGCTATGCTAGCTGCAGGAACTATAGTATGTATAGCTTGGACTATAGCTAATTTTCCTTTAATAGTTATAGCAGCGACAGTAGCAGTTTTAATATATATGTTTAATTTATTTGGAGTAAATGTCGCAAGTGTTGTAATGACTATAATTTCATGGATTGGCTCATTTATAGAGATTTTAGGTTATCTTCTACCGTTAATATATGCAATAGGTTCAGCTATAGTAACATATTGGATTCTAGATATGTTAATTGGATTACCAGCAGTTATAGCTGGATTATGGGCAATGGTACCACCTTTAATTGCTTCTGCTATAGCTTGGTTAACGCTGCACTGGCCTATAGTTTTAGTAGCTGTTGCAGTAGGTATTTTAATATTTATAATGGGACAGTTTGGTATAACTGTTGCAGATATAATTGGCTTTGCAGTAGGTATATTTTGTGCTTTTGTAGCTTTTATAGAAAATCAAGTTTTTATTAGGTTAGTTAATATATTTTCGATATTAGGTACTTTTTTAAGTAACCTATTTGTAGATCCTGTTGGTGCTATTAAAATGCTATTTTTAGATATGGCTACTTATATAGTAGATAAAGTTGCATGTGTAGCCAAAGCACTACAAGATCTAGTTAATATGATTCCTGGTGTACAGGTAAACATAGTAGGTAATTTAGATAGTATTAAATCAGCTATAAATGCTGCAAAAGCAGATGTTAAGGCTAAACATCCTCAAGTTAAAGATACAAAATTTAAAGCATATAAAGATGTTGGACAAAAATATAATGAAGGTTTTTCAATGGGAAAAAACTTTGCTAATTCAATTGGTAAAGGTGGAGGTAGCATATTTGGAAACCTTTCAAAAATGTTAAAACTACCTACGCTACCTGAGGGATATGGAACTGATAAAGGTATGGGAATGTTCAAACCTTCTGGAGATATGCCAGGTGCAGGTGATAAGAAAAAAGGTAAAAAAGGTAAAGGAAGAACTCCTAAAGGTTTATCGGATAAGCTTAAAGGTGGTAAATTAGATAAAGTAGGCAAAATAGACGATGATGTCAAAATAACAGATGAAGATATTAAAATGTTAAAAGACGTGGCTAAAACTGAATTTATAAATAAATACACTACATTAAGACCAGATATGAAAGTTGAGTTTACAGGTCCAGTAACAGAAACTGCAGATATAAATAAAATTATAGCTGCTATAGAAGATATGACCGAGGAAGCTCTATCTAATACTTTAGTAGAGGGGGCGTAGTAATAAAATGTCTATAGGTATTTTCATGGAGTATAGGGGATTGTTAATTCAATTCCCTATAAATCCAGAAGAATTAAAAGTTAAAACAGAAGGAAGTAATGAAACTAAGGAAGTAATTAAACTTGGAGAAGTAAATGTAGCGAAAGACTTAAAACTTTCTACAGTAGAATTTGAAAGTTTTTTACCAGAAAGAAATATATATCCATTTATAAGAACTAAAAATCAATTTCAAAATCCCAGGTATTATATTGATTTCATAGAAAGAGTTAGGAAAGATAAACAACCTGTTAGATTTATAGTTAGTGATACTGGTATAAACTTTATGGCCTTAATAGAAACCTTTGAATATGGTTATAAGTTTGGTTCTAATGATGTTAATTACACTATAAATCTAAAAGAATTTAGAGAAGTAAAAGTAAAAGAAGTTAAGATCTCCAATTATGGTAGTAATAGACCTCATAGAAGCACATCAAATAACAGAGGAAATGCATCTGGTAATGTAACTCCAGGATGTACAGTTATAGTTAATGGTAGACTACATAGAGATAGCTGGGGAAGGGGTCCAGGAATGACTCTAAGAAACTACAAAGGGAAAATAAACTTTGTAAAAACAGATGGTCGTAAATATCCATACCATGTAACCGAAATGAACGGTGGATGGATGGGGTGGGTAACTAAAGAGTCAGTAAAGGTGATATAAATGAATATAGAAATGATAGTTCAAAATACCAATACTGGTAAGGCCTACGATGTATCAGATTTAATATCTGATTTAGAGTTTAGTCAAGAAATTCAAGACAATCCTGGTAAGCTTGATTTTACCTTACAAAATTTATTAAATGAGGATTATATAAGCGAAGGTAGTCCAGTTTCTTTAAAAGTAAATAATAATAATATATTTTTTGGATTTGTTTTTAAAATTGGAAAAAATGAAAAGGAAGAAATTAAAGTAACTGCATATGACCAATTAAGATATTTAAAATATAAAGATACATATGTTTTAAAAGGACTTACTTGTAGTCAAATTTTTAGTAAGATTTGCAGTGATTATAATGTAAAATGCAATGTTAAATATTCTAGCAATTATGTACTACCTGCAAGAATAGAGGATAATAAAAACCTTGCAGAAATTATACAAAAAGCTTTTGACCAGACTTTAATTGATACTGGAGATTGGTTTTTTATGAGGGATAATTTCGGAACTTTGGAGCATTTAAATGTATGGGAAGAAAAAACAAATTTAGCTATAGGAGACGAAAGTCTGTTAACTGGCTATGACTATGAAACTAGTATTGATGATGAAACTTACAATCAAGTTAAACTTGTTAAAGAAAATAAAAAAACTAAGAAAAGAGAAGTTTATATAGTTAAAGATAGCAATAATATTAATAAGTGGGGAATATTACAGTATTTTGATAAAGTAGATGAAAAAATGAATGAAGCTCAAATAAAAGAAAGAGCTGATATGTTATTAAAACACTATAACAAGCCGAAAAAATCTCTAAAACTTGAATGTATAGGAGATTTCAGAGTTAAGGCTGGTTGTGGTGTTGTTTTAGTTATAGGAGATTTAAAAAAGGATATTCCCTTTAATAAGTATGTTGTAGTCTTAAGCGTTTCACATAAGATTAAAAATAACGAGCATACAATGAGTTTAGAAGTTGAGGTGATATAAATGGCAGGAGAAAAGCTTGTACGTCTAATTAAACAAGGAGCAAGGCACGCTATACCAGAAAATTCATTAACAGACCTTGTACCAGGAGAAGTAACAAAAGAAGATCCACTAACTATTTTAGTAGAAAATAGATTTCAAATTGATTCCGATTTTTTAATACTATCTCCATTTTGCAGAGAGTTTAAAGATAAAAATGGGACTGTTATATTTGATAAATTAAAACAAGGTGATAAAGTTCTACTTTTGAGAGTTTCTAATGGTCAACAATTTTATGTAATTGATAGAGGGGAAATGAAAAAATGATACCTAAATTTGACGTTGTTGTAAGTAATATAGAAAACTCAGTTCAAAGTAGTAAAACATACAAATTAGATAGTTTTAACGGAAGAATAACAAGAAAAATAGATGAATTAGAGTCAATTAAACAAGCAGTATTTAAAATTTTACAAACTGAAAGGTTTGAGAATGTAATTTATGATGCAAATTATGGAGTTGAACTTGCAGGGTTTATAGGGAAACCAAAAGACTTTGTTAAAAATGATATTGAAAGAACTATTAAAGATGCATTGTTAGCAGATGAAAGAATTTTAAATATAGAGAGTTTCAATATAATTGATGATATTAAGGATAATTTTAAAATTGAATTTAAGATTAATTCTATTTTTGGGAATATCGATTTTGAAAGCGTGGTGAGAATATGAGTTTAGGTCAGTATTTAGAAAAATATACATTTGAAAATTTAATACAAAGTTCTTTAGACAAAGTTCCAGATGATATTGACAAAAGACAAGGCTCTATTATTTATGATGCATTAGCTCCTGCCTGTTACCAATTAGCAGAAATGTATATGGAGTTAAGACAGGTATTATTAAATTCCTTTGTTACAACCAGTTATGGGGAATATTTAGACAATAAGGTAATAGAACAAGGGTTAACCAGATATAAAGCCACATACGCTAAGAAAAAGGCCGTATGTACCTTTCAAGATGGAACACCTGCTACGGTTCAAGTAGGAAGCAGATTTTCAACTATAAATGAAGAAACACCTTTAACATATAAAGTCATTGATGTATTTAAAAATGAAAAAAATCAAGTTGTACCTGGTGAGTATATTTTACAATGTGAAACTATAGGTACAATAGGAAACGTATATATAGGAGATCTATTACCTATAACTCATATAAACAATCTTAAATCATGTAAGTTAACAACTCTTTTAGTTCCTGCAAGGGATGAGGAAACAGACGAAGAATTAAAAGATAGATTTATATTAGAAGTTAATCAAAGGCCTTTTGGTGGAAATGTAGCTCAATATGATGAGGAAATACGTAAGATTGATGGTATTGGAGAGGTTCAAATATATCCAACCTGGAAAGGTGGAGGAACTGTCAAATGTAGTATTGTTGATACTGAATTTAATTCAGTTTCAGAAGATTTAATAAAGAAAGTTAAAAATATAATAGATCCTACGGAGAATGAAGGTACAGGCTTAGGCCTAGCACCTATTGGTCATGTGGTTACTATTACAACACCTCAGGTAGTAGAAGTTACTATAGAAGCTAAAATACATTTAATTACAGGCTATGTAATAGATCAAGTTAAAGAAACAATTAAAAAGTCTATAAATGAGTATCTTAAAAGTTTAAGAAAAAACTGGGGGATTGCAGATGATATGAATAGATATGAGTTATCTATTTATAAATCTCAAATAACTATGTCTATTTTAAAGGTTGTTGGAGTAGCCAATGTAACAGATATAAAGATAAATGGTCAATCAAATGATTTAAACCTAATTCAAACTGGAGAATTACAACAAATACCTCAATTGAAAGAAGTTAATTTATTATGATAAATATAAAAAACTATTTTCCAACTTTATATAATGACATACTCGAAATAGATACATTAGTTAAAATTGAAAATGATTTATTTGAAAATCTAAATACTGAATTTGAAAAAGCTATAAAAAATGAATATGTTATAACTGCAGATAAAGAAACTATAAAAAAATATGAAATTCTATTACGAATAAATGATGGGGACAATAAGGAATTAAGTTTTAGAAGGCAGAGGATATTAAATAGATTAGCTATGAATATGCCTTTCACTTTAAGAGCTTTAAAACAGAAACTAGATGAGTTAATAGGTAAAGGAAACTATAATATTTTTGTTGATCCTGGTAAATTTACTCTTTATATTGAGTCAAAAATATTAAATCAAACCTGGTTTAATGAAACTTACATAACAATAAATAAAATGAAACCAGCTAATATTGTATTTATAAATAAACCCTTTGTTGATGAAAAAATACTAGCAAATGAGGAATTAATGCTAGCACAAAGGGAGTATAACTATAGATTAGGTTCAACCTGGAGTTTGGGAACTTTACCGTTTAAATCTCTACATGAGAAAGGAGCTATAAAGTTGAAACAAAATAACTCTATACAAAAGTATTTTTTAGATGAGCTAAAAGGCTTTGCATTAAGTAAGATTGGTTATGTAAAGTTAAACAATGTAAAAGTTATAAATGAATTTATAACAAAAGATATTGTAAATGAAAAATTAACTTTAGAATATGCAGTTTTGCATAGTTTTGGCCTAGATGAAATAACAAAAGTCGATGTTTATACATCTGATAATAAATTACTAACTTCTATAGATCTATACGTTCCAATAATAGAAGATATAGAACTTAAACACGTAATAAATATCGAGGAAGGGGTTAATTAATGGGTACTTATAAAACAAATTGGAAGCTTACAGAAACAGTAATGCCAGAAGATTTTAATAGAATTGAAGAAAATATAAAAGAAAATAATAAAAATCATAATGACTTTAAAAATGAATATGATAAAACTTTAAAAGAACAAAATAAAAAAATTGATAATAAACCAGAAAAATCAGATGTAGTATTAAAAATACCTCAAAGATTACCAGCTACAACAGATCTAAATACTGTAGTTAAAGGAGGTAATTATATAGTTGTCGAAAATACTCCTAATTCTCCTGTAAGTTACGGTAGGTTAGTAGTATATCAATGGGATGCTTCTGTTAAATGGATTACTCAGGTATTATATTCGGATATTACAAATGAAGTATATACTAGATGTTCAACAAATG